CAGCGTCGGTTGCTTCGACAGCACCTCTGGCTGCTGAAATGCTGACGTATGGGCCACTATGTGCTCCATCTTTCACAAAAACATAATATCCTTCTGGTGTTCGACGAATCTCGCCGCCCTTATAATTCTGTACTTTTTCAGTGTTTTCCATATGAATCCTCCTGATTATAAATGTACAGATTAGGCGATATTGACGTTATTTGCCGTGGAAAATATAGCGATATTCTTTATACAAGCGAATAGCGATTCGTTTGAGTATCATAAACATATTTTTATTATAGTATAGTCCTACCACGACATATCAACTCACCGTCTCTGTTGGCATTCAGTGCTGACGGTGCCAATCAGAGTGTTACAGGCAATATTTTGGTGCAGGCTGGCTGGGTGCAGTTCTGGGGCAACAATACAAAAAGACAGCCGATCCCTGTCGTATTTCCAAAGCAGTTCAAACAAGTCTTCTCAATGTCACCGACCTTAATTGGCTATAAAACTGGCAGCAAAGCTACCAGCATCAGCGAATTTAATCAAGTGATCGGTAGTGGTTTGAATATTGAATCTGGCGCTGTAACAAATATCGGTACGACGCTCAACGCTTCGACTACTGGAATATTTGGCGGTGCCTGGCATGGGGTTTCGTGGGTGGCAATTGGCGTTATCTAAGACTTCTTAATGTACTGAATTGTCACAAATGAAGTCTTATAACCGGATTGATCTGCGTATGTTTGGATATTGATGTTACTATTATCGGCGTAAACTGTCACCGTATAAGCTTGCTGGTCGGCAGCGTGTGGTAGGTTAATTGTCGCGCCAATACTATATTCCTTTGCAATGCGGCTAATATTGATAACCATATCTAGTTTTTCAATGCCATGCGGTTTCGTTGTTTTGCCAGCAACTTTTAAGCCGCCCATTGAAAACGTCTTCTGGTAAATCGTGCGGCCGTCAATCCACTTCATGCCAGTGTCGACCTCTGACGTGCTGCGGTCGCCGCGGGCTGCTGGCGACAAGTGTCGTGGTAGGACTATACCGTGTAACATTGTGAGTTTTCCACAGGTTTAACATGGGCGATGAAAAATGTCGAAAAATCTCTGACTTTTTTCATAAAACGTGTTGACATACGGCAACACGTTTGTTATACTTAAGACATGGTTGAGGAGCAACCAAGCAACAATTAACAATTCGGCGGCAAGAAAGAGAGTAAAAATGCTTAAAACATCATTACAACTTTTCAGACTTAAAATAACCATAAAGCTTGAGTTGATTAAGAAAACTAAAGCTAGAAAATAATCGGTCGATAAAATCAAACACTAAAAAATAAACAGCTCCTCAACCATCGCCGCCGCCAAGAAAGGATAAGAAAATGGCAACATTTACAGGGTGGTACTACACAGGCGACCAGCCCACACAAGAGATGCAATTTGAGGCAGATGAGAGCTTGAAGAACGATAGAGAAGAACTTGAGACGATAATGAGGCGTGAGATGCGTAAACGATTCGGCAGAAGCACGGCACAGCACGCTACAGTTGAATCTATCGCCGCTGAGTTAGACAGGGATGCTATGCTAGCAAATATCATTGAGACGGTGAAGGAGCTAGACAGATATGAGGATTATGAAGCGGTAGTAGATAACGGCACTATATTCTTTTACGATGAAGATGACGAGCTGGTGGAGGTGTTTAATGCTGGAGAGGCGCTCAGAAACGCGGTAGAGCAGATTGAATCGAGTGGTAACGATGAAGCTGAAATTCGCTACGATGGCTTGAAATACTTTACCGTCAATGCTATTTATTAAATATTAACAGCCCCGCCCGAGGCGTCGTATCGGGTAGAAAGGTAGAATGTGAAAAATAAGCACATACATATAAAAGTTTCAGAAAGCGATCACGAGATGATCGTCAATCGTGCTGCCGAGTTGAATATGACAGTTAGCGAATATATACGACGACTGGTCGTTGCTGACGTTGCTATTGCGGAATCTAATAAATAGTGATAAACTGCAAACGCATGGTTTAAGCATCCATGCTCTCTTTCCGCCCTCTGAAAATGGGGGCGTGTTTTTGTTGACAAAGCAAAATCAGTTTGCTAGAATGACTAGTGAACGTACAGGATTTTCAGCCCGCCCAGATGCAAATCAGGGTGGGCTGTCTGTATCTAGCCTCAAAAAATTGTTATCAATTTTAGAGGCTATTTTTGTTTGTCAAGAGCAGAATGGCGTTTTGAGGGTAAAATGGGGAATATAACCATAGACGAGCGACGAATTCAGAAAATGCAGCAGAGATTAGGTAAGGCGACAAAGCTAATCACTGACGACAACTATTTGCCGATGTTCAGAAATCGCCAGATCAACTACGCAAAAGAGTTTGATTATTCGATTAAGCTGGCAAAGCGTAAACGAAACCCACGTAAATATTTTGCGTTTATTTGGTCGAGTGCGAATCTGGCAAAGACGGCGGATTGGTTGCGCAAATTGATTGCTCAGGCGAAAGCTAAGGCGGCAGAGGAGCGTCACAAGCAGAAAATGCAAGAGCAGGTAGCCTTATCGATCAATATTGACGGATTAGATAAGTTAGCGCAGATGAAGCGCGGCTACAATTTGATAACGTAACAATCACTGCTCACATTTTGACGTCGCTCGCGTAGCGGCTTGTTTGCGTTTGCTTGTGTGCAAATATTATGCAATAATTTTAGATATATGCGAGTATTTGGGAGTTTTGTGTAATGGAAGCGGCCGTTTGGCCGTATTTTTTATTCAAATTAACGCAAATCCGCCCGCCGCCGCCCATTTTTGATAACAGAATTATCAGAAAATTAAATGTGAGGGTTCTATATACAATTGAGCCTTTAGAGGTTCAGTATAAACATTCTATATAGAACTGGTTTTTTAAGTGGAGTTAAAATATCATGACGAAAAATACAATTATGCCAATCGAGCGAGCTTTTGACGAATATCTGGAGTACTGCGAGTTTACGCGCCGGATGAGCCGCCAAACATTGAGCGCTAAGCGGTGGGTGATGCGAGATTTTAGAACTAGCGTGCCAGCCAGCAGTCTGAGCGAAATTACGACGCAGCAGGTGAACGACTGGATTACAGAGCAGGCACGGCGAGGTTTGAATAGCCGGACTATCAATACACGAATTTGTCATGTGGTGGCAATGTTCAGATATTTCAGAGATATGGGCGTGGAGATGCCTGAATTAAAGATTCGCCACATCGTTAAGCAGAAAGAGACCGAGCCGATTCGCCGCGTTTTCTACACGAGAGAGCAAATCGAGCAGGTGTTGGGATATTGCAATCAGATTCAGTGGTTGTTAGTTAAATTGTCGTTTGATTGCGGTTTACGTATCACTGAGCTAAGGAACTTAAGACTAATGAACATCAGTGACAGGATGATTGTATTTACTGGCAAGGGTGCTAAACGGCGGGAGGTACATATGAGTCGAGAAGCTCGCGAAAGATTGACGCAGTGGATCGTTAGTCAGCGTATTGATGATTATTTGTGGCAGAAGTCGAGCGGTACACTACTCAGCGTCGAGGAGCTGCGGCATTTAATGCGTCAGCCGTTCTATCTGGCTGGATTTCGCAATTTTCACCCGCACGCTTTGCGGCACTCGTTCGCTACAGACATTCAGCGAAACGGGGCGACACTTATGGAGTCACAGGAGATGCTTGGTCATTCAAACGCGGTGATTACGCAGCGATATTTGCATGGATTGGATGGCCAGATGGCAGCGTGCTTTGAAAGATTGAAGTTTAGCGTCACATCATAACAACAGAGGTAATGGTGCGGACTTTTCCACAGCTTTCGTATCATTTTTGCCCATTTTATAACGCAAGCGTATTGACAGAACGCTTGCGTTTTGCTATACTGAAGACAGTTCAGATGAGCGGTGACACCGCCATCGACGACCTTTAACATCACTGGAAAAAACAAGATTCATGGTTGAGCGGTTTGCTCTATCATGTAATATTTTTCAGTGATATAATCATACTAATGACAACTTACTATACTGACGGCTCTGCTTCGCCGAATCCCGGTCCAGGTGGGTTTGCGGTTATTCGTGATCTTCAGCCTTA